CCAAGGGGCCGCTGTCGGCAAAGAAGTTGGTAAACCGGGACGACGACCGGCGTTCCGCTTCATCCATCAGGCGCTGAAACAGCACCTGTTCGTCTAGCGTCAGTGGCATTTAATCGTGAAGCTTCTTAAGCAACGCCGCCATGCTGGCTTTCAGTTCCGCATCACTAAGACTTGCGGTCGGGGTCGAAGTGACATCTAGGTCGAGACTCTGACGCGCCTGTCCAAACAGGCGATCCATGATGTCTTTGAGGATGGGCGCACTGGGCGCAATGGCGCTCAGCCGATACGCCTGTTCTCCCGCCTCCAGTTTTGCGTTCATGACATCGGCATCGACCACCGTCTGCCACTTGCCCTGCGCGTCCCGCGCTTGCATGTGGGTGACGCCCTCAGCGGCGGTCAACTGCGCTTCCACCAGCCGGTCAAACCGCTTGGACACGGCCTGTTTCCACGCGGCCAGCAGTTCCGTCTTTTCACGGACGCGCATGGTCTGACGAATCTTGGGGCCATTCACGATGTCCCCCTTGGGTCGATGCCGATATCCGGGGCCAAGTTTTGGTGTTCTCATAACGACGCCCATCTTACCCCATTTCATGGTATGGTGTGTCTGCTCGGCTGGGAGGGTCAACCGCTGGCGGCAGAGCGACGTTGTTCAGGTAGCGACCAGTATCAGAGAGCTACCACGGTGGGAACCCCCTTCAGTGGGGAACCGATTAGAGCCGCTGATGGAGAGGACGCTCCCTCTTAACGTCTGATCGCGTGGTGCCTGGATCGTCAGGAGCCACCCCACTCTCCGCTCAACGCCGAGTCCCTCGGTTTGTTCGCGGATCATGGGTAGGTTCGCCCCAGACTGGGAGAACTCTACCCATCTTCCAACTCACATCCGTTCCCTCTTCCTCCTCAGTACCTGATCTACACCCCTCATGGGCCTATCCTCCGCCCCCGCCCCCCAAAGGGGCGGGAAGGACGGAGGATCTGGCCACCCTCAGTACATCACCTCTCCTGATCTTCTCCTGATCTTCTCCTGATCTTCTCCTGATCTTCTCCTGATCTTCTCCTGATTCAGGTGATCCTCCATGCGTCCACCCGCCAGGCTCCAGTTTTGGGGCCGTTTCTGACTCTCCGTGTTCTATTTCGGTACACGAGTGTTCCATTTTGGTACACGAGTGTTCCATTTCAGTACATTGCACAGCCCGGACAATCTGTCCGGACAGCCCGGACATCGTGTCCGGACAACCTGTCCGCCTTGTCCGGACAATCTGTCCGCCCTTAGCGTTGACACCTCTACTGCGTATCCAGTTGGTTTTTGGATTTTGCGGGGTATGAAGGGGTGGGAGGGGGGAATCCCGGATCGAAAAGCGATTCCGATCTGAACCAGGCCGATTCCCTCTGGCCAGATCCAGAAAGGCCAGATCCAGACCGGCCCCGGTTGTGGCCATGGGTACCAGCCAGCCAGCCATGGGCGGATCATGGGCCGGGTTGTGGCCTGGTATCACCGGCTGGCCACGGGTTGGGGAGGGTTGGGAAGGTGCGCCAGCTACAACAGGTATGGGCCTGATATCGGTCACTCGTGCGCCTTGCGCCTTTCTCCCTATGACAGGCCCCATGAAAATAAATACGCAGAGATGGGGCTTAGGCTATTGACAGTGCTAACCGGTAGCCCCATACTCGTCTGGTCAGCATGAGTGCTGGCCCCAAGTAAAGGAACCCGAACCTATGACGTCTGCCATCCACAACGTGAACGGTCACGTCCGCACGATCACCGGTCCCCACGCCATCGAAGCCTATCGTCTCAAGGTGATCAAAGTGTCACTCCGCCTGTGGGCTAACACCGGTATTCAGCCTACGCGTAACGTGCGCATCCTGAAAGTTGCCCAGCAGGTGACCGGCCTCAAGACGCGCAACGTTGACGCTTTGGTGGCGGCACTGGACGCCCTGATGGATGCAGAGCTGAGCCAGTGCGAGATTGGCACCCTGACGACGCCTGACGTTCAATAGCACTCGCGGTTTGACCGTGCCCCGGCGGATACCGGGGCAACCAGGAACAAGGACAAGACAACATGATTAAGAAACTATTGACCACCAAGCAATACAAGCTGGATAAAGGATTAGATTCTAGCGTCCTGACTGCCGGGATTACCTTGTCACCCGCTCACGAAGCGAGCCTAGTCCTAGGCCGCAAGCTACCCACGACGTGCAGTATGTCGGGACATTGCGCAGCGGGTTGCTTAGTGCATAGCGGCATGAATCAGTACCCGACACATGCCGTAGCACGGGCGAACCGTACCGCGTATTGGTTTGATGATCGGGCGGCATTCCTGCAACAGGCGATCCATGAATACCAGCTAGTCGCGAAGAAAGCTCAGCGCGACGGCATGCGGGCCGCTGGCCGTCCGAACCTGCTATCGGATCTGCCGCAGATGGCGCAGGCACTCGCGGACGCGCTGCCGAGCATTCAGTTCTACGACTACACGAAAATCCCACGCGCATGGGAACGCGTCCGCTCCAACTATCACCTGACGTACAGCGCATCGGAGCGTTCAACGGCAGCCGATATTCGCGATCATTTCGATCACGGGATTAATGTTGCCGTGGTCGTTTCCGATGTTGCCAAGGGCGAACCCTTACCCGCGACGTTTACGTTGCACGGTGTCACGCGTCCGGCCATCGACGGAGACGAGAACGATATCCGCTTCCGAGACGCTGTTGGCGTGTTTGTCCTGTTGCGTTGGAAGGGCTCGAAAGCGCGTCTCGCGTCCGCTGCCGAGTCTAAATGGGCTCAGCCGACAATCCCTCTGACGCTCGTTCACTAGTCACAAGCTGGCCAGCGTCCACACCTTGGGCGCTGGCCGTGACGAAGTCTCAGAATGGGAGTGTCTTATGGCCTATGTCGATCCGAATTTCGCAACGAAGAAAGCGTTCTTGGCCGCCGTGAACGCGGGTGAATCTCTCTTGATCTATTCACCGGGACCGTTCGCCGTGAATCCGAATGGCCGAAACACGGTGGAGGGTCCGCACTATCCGCAGCCGCATAAATGGTATGCGACTGTGATCGTGAAAGATGGCATCGTCGTCTCTGCGAAGTAGTACACCTGGAACCGCGTCATGTCGGCGCGGGTCAATCTTTAAGACTGAGAACAGGAACCAGACACCATGAACCTCACGATTCTGTCGGCGGCGTACCATCGGAACGGTTGCGGCGGTATGGGTTTTTTCGCGATTCTGTTCGACGACGCGGAACATGGCCGCATGATCGCGTCGCTATTTGAAAGGTCGGAATCCTTGGACACGGAGGTCTTGTTCGGCGAGGTGATCTGCTCCGTGTTTAGTGTCGCGGAACTCGCCGCCGGTAATATCGCGTTTGGATACGGTAATTCCTGGCGGGGAGACGTGTACGCTGAAGCCCTACGTCCGTTACTGCGGCGCTACATCGCCGCACGCGGGGCCGCGATGTATTCCTCGCCGAGCGAAACCCAACGGACGGACATTTCCGCGTAAGACATCACCTGGAGGAACGAAACACCATGATGACAAACCTACGGATCCGTAACACGTACAACGAGGACGGCGGCGCGTGGATCAATGCGAACACGGGACAGTTAGCCTATGCCAGAAAATTGCTGGCGGATCTGCGGAGGGACGAGCCGGAGGCTGGCTGGCGGCTCGAAACACGCGGGACGGCCACTCAGTGGCACCGGATGCGGGACTGTTGACAACCCGAACCGATTAGCCCTAGGATGTATTTACCGTTCGATTCACCCAAGAAAAGGAACCCGATCATGACTATGAGCTACAGCGACCTGCGCAACCTGCACCAGACGATCGGCACGATCACCATTGAGAACCTCCAGTGCCAATCCAACGACGTACTGCGCCTGTTGGCGGGACGTTTAGAAGCCTTACAGGACAATATCCGATCAGAGCAGCAGCGCCGCGCCGCCAAGGAACTGGAGGCGCGATCATGAATCGGCAAAGCATCAACGGCGGCGGCTGGATCAACCTGGAGACGGCCAAAAAGTTCGTCGAAGATCGTAATTTTGATGGCCACAACATGATCAGCGCGGCCACGGGATCGCAGTGGGAACACGAGACGCTGTATCGCAGTGTCGGCGGCGTCTACGTGTTGCACACGTGGTCACAGTGTCAGGGCAGCCGTGACACTTGGGAGCGGATCGGTATGCATAACGCGGTCGCGTGGCTGTTGCAAAACGACTACGAGCCGGAATTGGCGGCTGAATTGTCGATTGTCGCCGGGTTGGAGGTTTGATCATGATCACACGCACGATCCATTCTTGCGTCTTCGCTGGCGGCAGTTTCGGGATCGGCTCATCCGGTGAACTGATCCGTGTCTGGTTCTGTGGCGCGCATGTTGGGCCGCGACACACGCACGGGAATGCGTCCGGGCCGTGCGTCCATCGGAGTCGAGCCGCCGCTCGACGCTGCCCCGCCGTGGATCGACCGATGGCATACGACGCCCCGGAACTGTCCGGGCGGTCACATCAGCCGGAGGTAGCGCCATGATCCTACAGACACCACCGGAAGATCAGGGCCAAATCGTGGAAACGTCGTATGGATGGGTGGATGGGTGCCTGTATCGACGATCCGTCGATGCCTCAGACGGATCGGTCATCTGGGAGGTGGCCGACGAAGACGAATCCGATCAACTGCCCGAAGGGTGGTGCGCGGTGAACGGATCACCCAAGATCGACACTTGGATCCTTTGCGATCGCGCCCCGGAAGGTGATCGATGCTGACCGCCACACAACACGCGGCATGGGTCACGCGGGTCACCGCCCTACTGCTCAACAAGCGCATTGTAGACGTGCGCTTCATGTCCAGCGCGGACATGGAGGCGCACGATTGGGACGCCGGGCCGGTGATGTTTCAGCTCAACACGGGCGAATGGGTGTACCCGTCGATGGACGATGAAGGCAACGGCCCTGGATCGTTGTTCACGACCAGCGCCTCGCTACCGATTATTCCGGCACTCGATGCCGCGCCGGGAGGCGCATGATGACGAAAGACGATATGCGCGACGTACTGACCGGAATCTGCCTGTTCCCTCTTGGCTGGGCGTTCATCGTCCTGGTGGCCTGTATATGGTGAATTTGGCCGATCCACGGTCGGTGGCCGCTGCCCTGTTAGGCAAGCTGGGCGGACAGTCACGGTCAGAGTCCAAACGAGCCGCCAGCGCCGACAACGGGCGACGATCAGCGGTCAGAAAATACCCCCGCTGCGAGAACTGCGAAGAGAAAAAACGCACCTGCTATCACCGCGTCCCCAAAGAGGTCACCAAGTGAACACGAACGAGAACACGAACACCGCACCGATCGCCTACGTTTTCGGTGACCGCGCCGCCTACACGGGCAAGGTCGTCGAGGCGTATGGTGGCACCTTTTATGAGGTCAAGATGCTGGAGGGCCACATGGAGGGCCAACTAAAAGCGGTCAAACAGCCGCCCATGCCGAAAGCGGAGGCCCAGTCATGAGCGAGAACCTGATCAAGGTCGGTGACACCGTCCTCTGTCGTGGTGGGTGGGGCAGCGAAGCCCCCCAGCCGGTCACCATCACGCACCTGGAACTGTGCGTCGAAAAGGGCGACAAGTACGGAGTGCCGGTGACCGAATTACCGTGGAGCGAGAAAGGCCGCGCCGTGGTGGACATGAACAACGGCCATTGGGCGTACGGGTCGCACATTGAGCCGTTGGTACAGCGGATCGGTGATGAACCGGTCTAGGACGAATAGTCGTAGATAATCGCACTGAATCGCACTAAATCGCATCCCGTACGGATAAACTCCGTCGCCCGTGGTTTGCCGACTTTTCGGTACCACGGGCGACTTTTCGGCGACCCCAACGACTTTTCGTCGCTGCGTATCAAACCTCGTCATTCGGCGGCAGCACCTCCCACAGGTGCTTATTCGCCTTGTGGGCGGCTAATCCGCGAAAGGCGGCTGACAGCTGACATCGGACGAAATACTCCGGTCGTCGCAACCTGGTGGTGCCTTCCCACCCTTGCACGGTTCGCCAGCTAATCCCGGTGCCGTCTTCTTGTGTCCAATGTTTGGCGAATTTTCGGCACGTCTCACGCAGGATCTCCCGCCGGAAAACGGCAATCTGAATCGGTGTCCATTGAATCGACGGCAGCATATTTACTTCTCCTATCTGTCCTGACCCCTCCCTCCCCTACTATGTAGGGGGGGAGGGGTTTGTCCGGATCAGATCCCCGCTTGTCCGGACAACCATGTCCGGGAGTTAACCTACTGCGAACAAAGACCTTGCGCGTTTGCGGTTTTCGGTTGTCCGCTACGTGTCCGCCACCATGTAAGAATTACGTGTCCGGGCGTTTTCAGGCCCAAATTTGCAAATTCTTACGTTTTGTCCGGGTTTGTCCGCCCTTTGTCCGCCCCTTGTCCGGGCTGCTACGGATCGAAGGGGTCAACAAAGCCCTTTTCCTTCCAGTATCTTTCTTCCGCAGCCTGACAGGGGGGGCAGCGCCCGTATTCCCGGCCAGCCAGCGCCTCCCCGCAAGAAAAGCACGCCCAGAGGCCGTGGGGGCCATCGGAGGCCACCGGCACCACATCCCCGCCCCCGCGTTCGATCATCGCGTCTAGGCGTCCCTGAGCCGCCGGGGTGAGTATCTGAGCCACCGCGAGGGCTTCGGCGTCAGGCCGTGACAGATTGCCGTCGTATTCGGCAATTGCGGCCCGTTCGTCGTATTCGGCCAAATAGTCGAGAATGTCCGCCTTGTGGTCACGGATCGCTTGACCGTCCGCCGGGGTCAGCCGGTGACCCGGTTCGACAAACAGGGTGTCCCCGTCAGCCCGTAATTTGAACCCGTCCCGCTCCAGTCGCAGCAGCAGGTCAATCGCGCCATCCGCAAAGGGCAACGGTACGTCTCGCATTAAAACCTCCCCGCTTGCTGACCGCTGGTCAGACTGACCGCTAGCCGGATCCGCTGGTCAGGGTCACGCGCAAAGACACCGTCCATGCGACGGATCGTGCGCCCGATGGTGTCGGTCTTCTCGCCGAGTTCCGTCGCCAATTCCTCGACCGACAAGGGCCGGTGGGCGACGAGCGCCTTGATGCGCTGCCAGACCGGCAGCACGGCGGATAACTCCTCGCTCGACGCCACGTCGAACCGGTCAACCCGTGTCGTCGTCGCATCGAACGTCAGCCGCAGACCGAAGGCCGGAAGCCGTCTCGATGTATTCGACTTTTTGTGAGACAGGGCGACTTCGATCACGTTGCCCCCGTCACCGGCATCGTTACTGCGTTTGATATGGAACATGCTCCGAGCGGCTGCGCTCCAGAACGTGGAACCGAACGGTTTCTCCTCCCCATGTTCCAGCGATTTGGTCGTATGCGCGAGATGCAGCGACCCCACTCCCAACTGACGCACGGCCCTGAAAAAGGCCGTCGCGTGTTCCGCGTCTTCGGGCCGTCCTGGCACCGCGAACCCGACACTGTCGCAGACAAAATACTGAATGCCGTGCTGCACAATGTGCCTCTGTAGTCGGGCCGCTTCCGACACCATGGGCGAGGCGCAGCGCACGTAATGCAGGGTGTCACGCGGCATCCCGTCCCAGCCGCACAATCGCTCTAATCGTTCCCGGTGGTCTTCAGGACTAAACTCCCAGTCCCCGTACAAGACCTTGATGCCGCGTCTCGCTAACGTCGAGGCGATATGGAGCGCCAAGTACGACTTCGCGCTGCCCCCGTCGCCGAACAGAATCATGGGGTGCCGTTGGAGGATCGGAATGCCGGATACTTCCCAGTTGCTGACGACTTCCGGCAGACCGTAATCCGCCAGCGGCTGAATCGGGGTGCCTTCACTTTCCGCCTGCTGCACCCGCAACGACAACGTCTCGACCGCCCCCAACCAGTCCAGACCGGCGGCACCGGAGCGTCCCGCACAGGACTGGGCCAACGTCGCCCGTGTGCGCTGGGACGAGAAGTTGGCGCTGCTCCACAGTAGGACGCCATCAATGGTTTTCGCGCCCATCAGGGTCGTGGTCACGGTCAGTTCACCGTGGAGGTCACGGTCACGATCACGGTGGAGTTGTTCCGCCCGGAGCGTAATACCCAGCGCCGGATACTCCAGCGAGTAGGCTCCCTCGCCCAGCTTCACGAATGTCTGCTCCGACCGCAGGAGGTCAGGAATGCTCCCGTGTTCAATCACCGGCATCTCGACCGGAGGAGCCGTCGCCAGGTCGAGGAGCCGCGCTGCCGTGCCACCTGAGGCAAACCAGTCCGAGACATCCCCGTGTGCTTGTAGACCCGGCAGGGCCACCAGCGTGGCCGTCAGACCCGCTGCCGTCAGTTGCTCGACGACACTGGCCGCGTGGCGACGACCCGGCACATCATGGTCAGGGACGACATACACCTGCGTGGGGGCCAACGCGACAAGGGCAGCGGTTTCTTCCGCCTTCCACTTCCCGGCCCCACCACAGTTGGTGGTCGCGGCCAGCCCGTGAGCGCGGCAGGTTTCGACATCCTTCTCGCCTTCCACGATCCACACTACCGGTTGACCCGTGAGGTCGGGCCAGCGATACAGCGCACGGGTCTTACTGGCTGACCAGATCCAGCCACCGGCCCCATCGGGTCGTCGCTGCCGGAAACTCTTATCCGCGCCTCGCACAACTTGGTGCAGGAGGGTGCCATCCAGATCGGTGTAGTCGTAGACCGCCGCCGCACTGGTCGAGCGCAACACCGGGGTCGGCTCCGGCACCCGGACGACTTCCTCAAACAGATCCGCCAGCGTCAGACCCACCGACGACAGGATGTCGGCGGTCGCGCACCCCGCATGGCAGTGGATCAGCACCCGCCCGTCCTTCTCGGTCGCTGACACCGACGCCACCCGATCCTCATGGACGGGACATTGAAGCGCGTAGCCAGCCCCCGCCCGTTTGGCGGACGGGAACCGACCGACGACTTGGTCGAGCGTCATGACTCTTCTCCGGGGATCTGCGCGGCCTCCGCTGCCGCGCTTTCCGCGATCAACCACGCCGCGCCCACCACCTCCACGGCATCGCCGAGTGTCGCGGCTTGCAGGAACACGTTGGTCTGTAACCATGCGGGGTCATACACCACGCGAGTGGTTTCTTCGTCCTGCTCGTCGTAATACACCGTCAGCATGACCTTCATCGCGCCACCAACGTCACGGTGGAGGTCAGGGTGGTACCGGGGACAGACAAGTCCGTGCGGAGCGCACGGGCGAGGGCATTGAGGTTGGGCGCGGATGCCTCCAGCAGCGACAGCGTGGACTGCGGGGTGGGCGCACAGACCTTGGCAATCCATGCCTTGGTCACCTTCGTCGCGCCGGGTTCATCCAATAGGATCTGCCCAGCCACCGACAACACCAAGGCGCGGAGGTCGATCACGGTCGCGCTGTAGGTCGTGCGTGACTGCATCCCCTCGATGGTCGTGGCGACGATAACCGGCGACTCGACCACGGGCGCACCGGCCAGTTGCGCCTGTACGGATGCCGCTGCCAGCAGAGCGCGTTCAGCGGCTTCCCGTTTCGTGAACGCCACGATCAACTGCATGACGCGGTCTTCGGCAATCTCAAGCGGCCCGAGGAGCGACTTCTCTTGGGTGTCGAGTGTCTTCTTCGCGGCGATCAGGGGAGCCTTCGCATCTTTGTAGATCCCGGTGATCCACCGCCGCATGTGCTGCACCTTCGCCAGGAAGGCCGAGGCTTCGACGCTGTCTTCGGGGGTGTGAACGACGACCTGTTCAGAGAGGCTGATCAGGGCCGTCGTTTGGCTCGACAATTCCCGATTCGGCTTGAGGTCGAGCGTCAGGGTGTCGTTCAGGGCTGGGGAGATGATCGCCATTCGTGTCCGTCCGTTTCATCAATGCGAGGGCTAATGTGTAGTCGGCAGGGTCGAGGTACTCGACGCTCTGTGCCAGCCGACCGTCTTTCCGCAAGTAGAGCGCGAGACGACGACGCTGTTGCGGTTGCACGTCGTCGTAGAGGAGGTCGTACATCGCCAGTTGCAGTCCATGCCACGACGCCGGACTGCCGGTCTTCAGGTCAACAATCAGTGGGTGACCGTTCATGGTGCCGACACGGTCAGCGGTGCCAGCCGTGTCGTGCGTCACCGAGTACTGCGGCTTCTCAATGTGTGACCACCGAGGAGCCATCATGGTGTGCCAGAAGATGTACGAATCGAGAAAGCCGATTTCAGTCTCCGGCAGGGTCGCCTCTCGACCGTGATCATATTCCGCACACGCCAGATGCACCCGTGTGCCTCGGGCCGCAGACGCCGGAGTGTAGTACTGTGCGCCAGCCCCCAGCAGACCCGCCGCCGCAATGCGCGAGGTCACACTGGGGATGATGCGCCCCTGCCAGGTGTAGGTGTGTGCCTCCGCATCGAACACTACACGCCCCACAGGTTCTCCTCGTCGTCCTGTGGGTAGTCTTCACAGGAGTCGTCCGGTTCAGGCGCGTCCGGTATTTCTTCCACCTCCGGCTCCTCGTTGTCCGGGTCGCTGTCCAGCTTCCATGCGTCGTATCCGGGTAGATTCATTGGTGTCCTCCTCACAAAAACAAATGGGCTGTCATGCTGAAACCCCGCAGCACAACAGCCCATTGCCCAGAGCGTCTTAAAAGGTGATCGAGTCGTCTCCCGCCGACTTGGCCTTTGCGTTCTGTTTCTTGGGGACGGGACGCAGACGCACCCCGCCGATCACCTTGCCACCGAACTCAATCGTGGGGTCACAGTAGGCGATAATGTCCTGCCCGACCCAGTCATCCGTCTCGGCGGTGCCGAATGCAGCCACGCAGCGACGGGTGTTCGTGGCGTTCAAGATGAGCGGCTTCAGGCCCGAGAGGTTCAGGATCCATTTGCGTTCCATGCTGCCATCGTCGGCCTTGAGTTGCTCTTCAGCGCAGGAGACGACCTTGTGGATGGAACCCTCTTCGGTGAGGGAATCGGATTTGAGGTACTTGCCGGTGCTGATCAATGCCATGTGCTTGCTCCTTGTCGTGGGTGAACGAATCGAACACCGAGAGCCTATCAAACGCCCATAGGGGCTGTCAACTGTTGCGTGAATCCTCGGAACCGTGATACCGTGACCGGCATGATTGTAGACCCCCTGATGCGACTCCGGCTCTTGGTGAAGAACCACGGCAGTCAACGAGCCGTCGCTCGACACTTGGGTGTGTCGGCGTCTCTGTTGTCGGACTGGCTGCTGGAACGCCGACCCGTGCCGGACTCCTTACTGACGAAGCTGCGACTGAAGCGCGTGATTGTCTCCATGAGGCACGTATGACGCAACCGGATCTGTTCGCCGTCCCCCAGCCGGTGACGCAGGAAGGTTTCGATGTGTACGACACCGAGAACCCCGCTATCTACGCCAAGCTGGCGCAGTTCGCCACCGAAGCGCACCGCGCCGGGGCCACGCACATCGGCATTGGGATGCTCTACGAGCGCCTCCGTTGGTATACCAAGGTCGAGGCGCGTGACGACACCTTCAAGGTCAACAACAACTATCGCGCCTTCTACGCCCGGAAGCTGATGCGGGACTTCCCGGTGTTGGAAGGCATCTTTGAAACGCGGACATCCAAGGCGGACGCATGAAACCTGAGTACACCGTTGTCTGGAACGGCGTGGGTGACCAACGCTACTTGTCCACAGAGCGCGACACCGTGCGTGTGGCCACGCCATTGGAGAAACGTGGAGCGGTTGCACGGGATATGCAAGGCATTGTGTTGGCGGCACTCCGCACCGCTACGGTACCGCTCAGCGCCCACACCCTGTCCGACATGACCGGCTTCGGGGTGAAGACCTGCCGCGTGATCATGGCGAGAGCCGTGCAGCATGGACGGGCGCTTCGTGCCGGTCGCCAGCGGGAGAAGACGCGGCACTATCAGCAGACCTGGGTGGCCGTTAAATGAGATCCAAGTACGGGGCCATTCGCACCACCATCGACGGCATTACGTTTGCCAGCAAGGCGGAAGCGCGGCGGTATGCGGAGCTACAGATCCTCCTGAAGTCGGGTGAGATTACTGACCTGAAGCTGCAACCCAAGTATCCGTTGGTGTTCATTCCCAGCAAGGGCCGCGACTCGGTGAACGTCGGCAGCTACATTGCCGACTTCTGGTATCGCAAACGCAACAAAGAGGCGGTCGTCGAGGACGTGAAGGGGATGCTGACGCCGGTCTATCGGTTGAAGAAGAAGATGGTCGAAGCCATCTACGGCATCAAGATCGTGGAGGTGCGGCGGTGACCTGCATCCAGTGCTTGCGGCGACCCGCACGGTTGTCAGGACGATCCGATACCTGCATCGTGTGTCATCGCGGTGCCAAGCATCCCCGTCTTCGCAAGCGCAAACTGAACGCCCATGAACAGGAACAGCAGCGCCGACTCTTGGTGCGCCGACGCGCATGAGCGCGTGTTCGAGCGTGTTCGAGCGTATTGACACAGGAGTGAACCGATGAGATGGACGTGGATGGGGTGGATCGCTGGTGTCTCCGTGACCGCATGGGTGGTGGGCGCGGTGGTGTATGCGTCATGGCTGAAACACGAAGCGCACAAAGCGCGTCGAGAGATGACACAGCGCAAGACATTGAATCGGATTGTCCAAGCCTCGATGCCGCCAGCGGCACCAGGCATCAACAGAAAGCGAGTGTCGTGATGACGCTGTCGTGGATGAAAGACGATCACATCGTCCACTGGACGCCCCAACGGGCGCAACAGGCCGAGCGCGAGATGCTCATTGCGGAGGGTCGGGTCATTGAACCCCATTACCTCTGGTCTGCCGTCGCGCAACAGCATGAAGCGGCAGCGGCGGTGAACCGGGAACGAGCCAGTCGGGGGATTGATGAGGTATGACCTGATCGGCCAACTGCCGCACCACCAGTATGTGCAGGTGGACACGGCGTTCACGCACAAGGCACCAGAGGTATCCAGCACTCCTGCCGTGTGGTTCGGGCTGGTGAGTTATCCCGGTCGGGCCTGGGGCTGCACCGTGCTGTTGGAGTCGGGCGCGGTCTACCGGAACCTGCCGCTCCACGCGCTGGCGCACACACCAAACGGGTTGCGCTTGCGGTGGGGGGTGCGACAAGCCCAGTACTGGGACTGCTACGGCTCCGGCTTTACCACCTTGTGCTACGACACGCTCAGGGGACTGGAATGCACCGTCAAGACCGCAGCGGGACGGCGGCGGGGCCAGTACGTCTGCACCGTCGCCCCCATTGGGGATGCCTACAGTGCGGTGCCGTCGCAGGCCAAAGAACTGGTGCTGGTGGCGTTGATGAACGGGCGGTACACGATCCAGCCGACCGACCGTGTGGTGTTTAAAGACCCGTCCTTCACCGAGTGGCGGGGGTGGCCGCGTGGGTTGAAACGGCAAGAGGACACGTATTCGGCAGAAGTCGAGCAGCCCCTACGCACCCAAGGGATGAGCCGCGCCGACAGCCGCCGGGCGTTTAAAGAGGCGATTAAGGGAGAGACACCAGCATGAAGAACGACCTGATGTTCTCGTCCAAGTCGGACGAGTGGGCTACGCCGCAGGATGTGTTCAATCAGTTGAATGCCGAGTTCCGGTTCGATGTCGATCTGGCGGCGACTGCCGAGAACGCGAAGGTGCCGCACTTCTACACCAAAGAGAGGGATGCCCTGTCGATCAGTTGGTCGGGCGACTCGATACTCGACAACCTGCCGTGCGGCTGGCTGAACCCGCCCTATTCCCGTGGCTTGTGCGCCCGGTTCATTGCCAAGGCCGCAGAGGAGCGTCGGCAGGGCTTTATGACCGTGATGTTGCTTCCCGCCCGGACGGACACCAAGGCGTTCCACACGCACATCTACGACGCCAGCATCTGGCACCCACGGCAGGGTATCGACATACGATTGCTGCCGGGTCGTTTGAAGTTTAGTGGGAGCAGACACGCGGCACCATTCCCGTCGATGGTGGTGGTGTTCGAACCATGAAGGTCTTGACCATCTACATCAGCGGCCCCATCAGCGGTCTGCCTGACGGCAACCGACCAGCCTTTGCAAGGATGGCCGCGACGTTGCGGTCGAAGGGCTGGGTGGTCGTGAACCCCCATGACCTGTTCACGGCAGACGCGGAGGAGAGTTGGGAGGGCTACATGCGGAAAGACCTTGCGGCCTTGCTCACCTGCACCCATATCGTTATGCTGCCGGAATGGGAACAGTCCAGAGGCGCACAGTTAGAGAAGCTGGTGGCCGACGCGGTCGGGATTCGGACGCTCGTCCTGCCGCACGATTGACGAAGAACGTCCCGCCGCGTGGCTGCCCAGACTGCCCCACCACCCATGACGGCGTGGCGGGGTATCTGGTCTGTCCCGTCTGCGGGACGTTGTCGGTGGTGGTCTACAGCCCGATGTGAACCGGGTCTTTGGTGACGGCGCGGAGGGCAATGTTGATGAGGCCCACCACAATGGCCGTTGTCTCCGGTGGCAGGGGAATGACGCCGCTCACCGCTGCCGCAATGGACAGCACCTGCATCCAGAAGGTCTTACTCTTGAAGAGGTTCTTCGGTTTCATGCTGACTCCTTAGTCCAAGCCGAGTGCGGTACGCCATTCCGCACGATGTTTGTCGATGCTAGCGTCCAAGGTCATCCCCGCGAGGTAATCATACGTGGTGCGGCCAAACCACCGCCCCACCTGGCTGTCCGGCACCCGCCCGGCTTCGGCATAGTCCGCCCACAGGATCATCCCAATCTCGTCAAAGGCGGCATCTCCCGGATACGGCGGCAGTGCCTCCAGTTCCGGCGCGTCCTGATCAGGCGGGTCAGGCGCATAGACATGCTGATCGGCAGGGAGGACGCCAATGGCATCCGCCTCAAACCGGTAGCTATCTGAGCCGGAGCCGGGAATGCAGTCCCACGACTCACGGGAGGGCATGGAGACGGCGACATCGTCTGACATCGGGCGTCCCCCACCCCCGTCCTTCACATGCCACTGGGGGTCTGGGACAGCGTTGTAGACCGGATGGCCCCAGTAGGCACACCCGACCACCCGCATCCAGAAGGCGTTGCGTTCATCCCGCGTGGAGGACGCGCCGAGGTTGTAGCCCTCGTCGTTGTGGATCCACTCGGCCATATCGACCAGTTCTTCAATGTTCATGGTGTGTCCTCACTGATACCCCTGCGCTTGCAACTGCCGCGCTTCCAGTTCGTTAATCGCCCCCGCTGACAACGCACCCGCAATGCCGTATTTCTTCACAATACTGATCTTGGTATCGTCAAACACGACGTAGTTGCGAGTGGACTGCGTTTTTTCAAGCGCGTCCAGCTCCTGCTGCCAATGGTCAAACGGAAGACCCTGGGCTTTCTCTCTTGCAATTCTGTCTTTTAAAAGACCAACGCGAAACGACGGCCCACGGGAGCCTTCGTCAAGATACTTAATGCCCTGAATACCCGCAGCACGTAAACCCTCTTCTGGGTCTTCGTCCATCCGAATCCTTCGCAGCGCATCGCCCATGTTTTCACCTTCTTGCGGCTGCAAGTAGGTGGGTAATTTCTGCCGCACCTTCTCGCTCTGCTGGCTCAGGGGCGCATCCCAATCAAGGAAGTCCTCGGGATCGGCGTCGATGTTCACTTCATACATATGCCCACGGCCCTTGTTGATCTGGCCTGTTGGGGCCGCTTTCACATGTTGCCACGAATCCATTAATTGCCGCATTTCGTCAGAGGTAGACTCCATCGCGTCAAGCCGTGCCGCGTATAACTTCGCAGAGCCAAGATCGTCCATTTTGAGTGAATTGATGTAGCCCCACAGGTCTTGCACTCTATTGATTGCCTTGGGGTCATTGCGTATTTGCGCGGCTGACACGACGGGCTTGCCCCCAACTTCAAACTGTGGCGCGAGGGCATTTCTATAGTCAGTAGCTACATTTTCGTTTTCCGCGAAATACAGCCCACGTAAATAAGACTGATTTCCTTCCCCCGTCCCGATCTTGCTCAGGCTGAACTGGTCGAAGTCATGCGGAGAGCCGTGAAAGGCTTTGATGCCCTGCTTGGCCTTAGGCGCATCCATTAAGTCTAGGGCCGACTCAAACTGTGCCTCATATTGTCCGGACAAATTGTAATCGCTTCGCACCTTGGCCGCGCTTCCGGATTCTTTTAACATGTCGTGCGTCTGTTGCGTAACCTGACGGGCGTGTTCTGGTCGCATACCCTGTTTCTGGAGCGTCTCCACCACGTCGGAGTAGTCTTGAATCACCGACACCGGGACATCCTGAACCCCCAGCGACTGAAGCGCACGTAGCCGGTGTTGACCCTCAATGACGTTGCCGTTCTGATCCACAATCAACCGCTCAATGTATCCATCCTTAGATGACATCTGTTGGGCGATCTTGTTCACCTTTGCGGCGTCATCTGCCGCCGCCGACATGCCACCGCGTAAGGTGTCAATATTCACCGTGCGGTTGCCGACCGGGATACCGTAGTCAAAGTTGGCATCGGCTACATCACGCAACGATTCACGGGCCGCTTTGTATGGCAACTTCTTTGCGCCAGCCACGCCACGTAACGCCTTCACTCCGCCCACCAGCGGCATCCCTGCCGCCAGGAGTTCTCCCAGCAACGCCGCCCGGTTCCCCTCGTCACTCATCGGCAGACCCGTGAAGCCACCCACGCCAGCAACGCCACTCAACAGCGCGTTGCGGATCATGCCGCCAATGGAGTCTTCTGACGGAGCATAGTTCTTGGTATTGGGCAGGTTCGGCCCCTGCCACTCGCTCAGCATGTCCTCTGGCACCAGACGCGACGGCAGCAGCGCACTCATGGTTGGCGCTTTGGCTTGACGTTCGCTCACTGCGCGTCCTCAATGGTGATGGTGATCGGGTCACCCGCCGTCGTCGCTCGACGCAGATGCTCCATGACGTTCATCAACGCCAGCTTGCTCTCTTCGACACGGTCGTAGACGCGCACCCGACCTACCAACACACAGCCATGGGTATCCGCTTGTGTGTTCCCCGCATGAATGCGAATGCCCGTGAATCCTGGCACCGCCAACACTTCCGGCAGCACCTTCTGGAACCGCTGCGACAGCGACAACCGGACATCGTAACGACCGGCAGGAATGGCCGTCTCGCCGGGTATCTTGACGGCGCGCACGACATCTTCCAATGTCCAGCACGCGAACACCCCGTCGATCAACAGGATGCCCATCGTGGCCGCAGTGGTTGAGGGTTCCCGAATGACACGGAGGTTCATAACTCAGCCCACAGACTCAGGAGCGGCCCCAGCGCGAAACAGCAGCCCAAGGTAAAGAGGGCGCACAAGAGCGGCACCGTCACCGCATGACCCAATAGATGGTTGCCGCGACCACCGCTGACAACGCACTAATGGCAATGGCGTTGATGCGACCACTACGGTCAGCCAGCACGGCAATTTCCCGTTCGCTGGTGCGGGTGCGCCCATTCAGGGTATCTAGTCGTGTGTGAATGCCCTTCAAGGCATCCATCACCGCTGCGTGGCGCTCGTCCAATACTTGGTCGTCCATGGCACTACTGGAAGAAAAGCAGAAAGGCGATCATGCGTTGGCCAACGCCATGAGGTCAGACTTAATGTCCGCCGCACGGGCAGCAGTGACAATGCCCTTGGCGACTAAGCCGCTCATCAGTGCCGCGAACTGTGGGTCGGCGAGGTCGATCTGCGAAGCAAGTTGGAACTGTGCCATGCCCCACACGACATCCGGGTCAACGCTGGTCGTGGCGATCTGCCATTCAGTAGCGGTCAGCACACTGATGACCTGTGACGGCGTGACGATGGTTCGCACGATCACAGGCGCAGGGCCGAAGGTGTCTGTGGCTATGTCGTAGGTCATCCCCACGACTGCCTCTGGCCGATCCGTGACATCCACGAATATCCATGTGGCATCAGGCGGAACAGGCATCCCGCCGCTGCCGCTCCATTCGCTCTGTGCGATGCCGGTGCCGTTCTTAATCTGTAGTTGTCGCATTTTAGTAAAACTCCAAGTAGCTGTATCTGACGATGGTACTATTCGACGCGAACTGTCGAGATGCCGTAATGGTCGTACTGTTCGTTAATGCCAATCGACCATACATAGCTGTTGGAGTGCCGTCACTTGTGGTGTTGCCGATACAGGTGAGGAAAGTCTTACTCGTGTTGACGGATGAAATAGTGGCAGTGGCAGAACCGACACTGGCCATGTTGATACTTCCAGAGCCAGCCGACTTTATAAAACCCGGCACAAACTCTAAAACACAAAATGAGCAAGTATTTCCAGTACCCTGACATGAAAAGGTAATTACTGTGGAACTTGTAAAGGTAATAGCGCCAAATCCAGAAACGGTCGCTGTGTTATCACCACAGTCGCTTCCAAGCCAGAACAGAATCGAGTTTTCAACAGCTACTGCGGAAATTGTCGCAGTGCTACCGCCGTTCGTGATTGTTCCGTACTGAATACTTTTAACCGCAGAAGACTGGCCCCACATAGAGACCATCCCGCCCATTGCCTGAGGCCCGATAAGATTACGTTGGCGTCTCATCTCAGGAGATCCTGTTGACGTACCCGTTGATCAGGATCACGTTGGCGGTAGCGGCGAACGCCTTGACCACTAACGAATTGGTCAGGCAGAGTCCAGGCACGACCATCAGGTAGCCGCTCTCCGCAGGGATGGTCACTTCGATAAGACCATCCGGTGCGGTGGCTTCACCCCACTCGATGGTGAGCTTTCTGGCCGTGGTGTCAGAATTGACCGCCCACAGCCATATTTCATCAAGCGCCGTGGCTGATGCGGTATGGATGGTGGTGCCAGCGGTCGCGGTCGCCACGACCTTGATCTGCTTGCCGTTTGTGCTGCCGCTGAGAACAACTTTGGTAAACGTGGTGGCCATAATGTGACTCTAACTGAACACTTGCGTGGCGAGGATATTGTTTTGGTCATCGACCGCCGTACCGCCGACCGCCCATGTGGGCAACGCACCCGTCCCGGCGCTGGTCAAGACAAACCCGCTGGTGCCGGGGACAATGGACTGCATGGCCCCCGTGGCCGTGGTGCCGCCGACCAACACGCCATACGCCTGTTGTGTGGCAACGCCCGTGCCGCCATTCGGGACAGTCAAGGCGGTATTCAGCCCACCGGTTAGGGTGGTGACACCGGTCACGCCCAGTGTCGAAGAGAGGGTCGCGGCTCCCGTGACACCCAAGGTCGCCAACGTGGCTAGACCCGTGACACCCAGCGTCCCACCAATGGTGGCATTCCGCGACTGAAAGAAGTCCCGAGGCCGGTTCGCCCCGGTCTTGCCGATGTCGTACGTGGCATCGACAAACAGGACATCCTGACTGATCGGGTTGGGCAAGACCGAGATGGCCGTTGTTCCCGCCATCAACAGGCTGCTGGTGGTCAACGCCACGCCCACCTGGCGCGACAGCACGGGCGGGGTGGCCGTCAAGGCTCCCGCCGTGGCCGAGACGTAATACGTGCTGCCCACGACTACCGCAGAGGCCGGGGTGACCGTGCCAGCCAGCCGAATGGTGCCAGCGGTGTTAATGGCAATGGCGCTGACCGCAATGCCCACACTCTGGGGCAGGGTGCTGCTGACCGACAGATCCGCATCCGCCAGATACCATGACCCTGCGGTCAGGGCCGGAGACTCCGCACCCGAAGACAGATAGACCACCTGTCCTGCGGTCACCGCTTCGCCCACGGTGCCTTCGATGTCGAGGTTCACCGCCGCGCCGGGGACGGACAGGATGTTGTCCTGTTCCTCAATGGTGGCCCCCGCCGCCGTCTTGTAGGTGAACTTGAAGTTGCCACCCGCTGGCAGGTAGGCCACAAACCGACCGGCGCTATCCGCGACAATGGGGTTGGTGTTGGGCGTGGCCAACGACGCATCCGCATAGGTGGTCGCGGCGGTCGTGGTGCCACCCACATAGGTGTAGATCAACGCGCCCGAGACGGCCACGCCATCGGCGTCGAGGACGGTCTGATACGGGGTGGGAGTGAGGGTGCCTGCCATTTATCGTTTCCTCGGTTGCTTCCCGGCTTCAATTTGAATAACCGCTTCACGTTCTGGAACGGTTGACGAAGCATTACGAGCCGCGTGAGTGTAGCCCTGTCTTTGCGCGTTAACAAGTCTCCACGCTTCTACTATTTCCGGGTATTTCATTTCTTCTGTAGTCAAGACCCTTCTTGCTCCAGACAGAATGCCCTTGATTGTTTCTGCAATCATTGCTCCCTCAGCGCCTGTAACCCTTGTGACGGGAGCCAAGCCAGAGTTCCTGGCCTGTTGACGTGACGACTGAATGCGTTCATTTGATGCTATTTTTTCTTTATTAATAGCATTGGTTTCTCTTTTGACATCAATCAAGTCTTTTGCCATGCGGGCGCTTTTATTCACCAATCCACCGCTGGTGGCTGCTGCTAAAGCTTGCAAGTTAGTTCCACCCAAAGCTTTTACCGCAGCCGCACCCATGGCAGCTTGTGCAAGTGGACTTTGCGCGGCAGACATTGTCATTGATTGAACTTTGGGATGCATCAATCCCGCGCCAAACGCAAAGCCAGGCATAGCAGCAAGTGTTTCAGCAAACACACGCTGGTCTGGTGTAAGTTCTGCCACATCAGCAACAGCGCCACCAATGCCTTCTCCAGCCTTTGCGCCACCAAGACCCAAAAGTGTTGCCATTGTTGAACGCACAGGCGCATTGGTAAACATGGTGCGAATAGGGCCAGAAGCACCCACGGTTGCAACGTCAAGTCCTGCACCGATGGCTTGCGCGGCGGCGGTATACGGATTGCCTTCACGAAGACTGCTGACCGCTGCCTGTGTGCCACGACCACCCGGAACAAGATTGCCGGTACCCTGCGCCACACCCTGAGAAGCGCCCTTAAGCGTGGCTAACCGCACATTGGGATCGCCGTCGCGTAGGTTGCGATAGATGTCGCGCACCGCACCGGGGATTTCACTGCCACGCTGCACAAGCTCACGCGCCCCTTGACCGCCAGCGTAACCAAGCAGTGTTCCTGGTATGCCAGCAATGGAGCCGAGAGCAGCACCAGCGGCAGGAAGAAACTCAGCTACGGTATCCACGCCAGAAGACAAGACATCGCGAAATGAACGCTCAGGAGTAACAAGCGCGTCCATGGTTTGTTCAGGAGTTGCTACTGGTGCTTCCTTGTCACTTGCTGGCATCGGAATAAACTCCGAACCAGTTGAGACATAGTCCTGCCCCCCTACATTACGTATAGTGCCAGCACTTGGGAATGTTTGTTTTTGAGCCATTAGTGCATCTACTGAGGTTTAGGCTGACCAAAATTAGGGTCTTTAAGATCAGTGACTATTCCAGTTTTAGCTGTTACCCCAAACTCAGACAAGCCTTCTGCGGCTCTGCTTCTGATGTCTCTTAGACGTAAAATAGCAACATTTGGGTTAATGTTAATATTTGCGCCGAAAGCATCAACCAGCTCTTTTTCTGTTTTGGTAAGATTTTTACCGCCGGAACCAAATGCCGAAGTAGCCCTAAACGCATTTATTAGGTTTCTAAGTTTGGCTTGATTATCGCTACCAACATTAAACGCATTTTTTAGTATTGATTTAGTGTAACCAGCGCCAAATGAACCAACACCTTTTTTAGCGTCTTCCCATGTTTTAGGGTTGTCAGCCATTTCTAAAATGGAATCAATGTCAGTAATCATTGACTTAAGCGTGTCTACACGATTCTGTTCGGTTGCGGGCAAACTTGGTCTATCGCCAAGCTGAACAAGCGATTTAGGCGTAAGTATTGTGCGACCGCTAGCATCAGTGGTTGGCACAAATGGTTGAAGAAGAGTCAATGCTTTTGCATATGTGCCATTAGGGTCTTTGCCACTTGCAACTAAAATAGCCAACTGCGTGGTTGTCATTCCCGTAGACTCGTCAATTAGCTGCGGGTTCAAACTAGTAATATCTTGTCCAGAAAAGTAATACTTGCCAGGCTGACCTTTGCCCGGCACGTATTCGGCGGTAATTTCACGAGAAGTACCGTCGGGAAATGTTACGCGAACAAACTTGGCAGTACTTTGAGCTGGAGTGGTTCCTGCATCCAAAGCAGTTAAGGCCCTTTGTGCGTTATTTCTGTCTTCCTGAGGAAGATTTAGATTACCAACAATTGCCGCAAGACTTGCTTTTGTTGGATTTGGAGGCGTATCCGCAGGTCCCCGAGCAATTTCTCGACCAAACGCATCAACTCTAATTGCACCCTTCGCAAGATTCTCGTTTGGCAACAATGACGCGGCTTGGTTCCGTGACGCTTCAAGTTGAGCCGCTTGCTGCCGTGGCGAAAGTCGTTCAAAATCGCGCATAAAACTGGCAACGGCTTCTTTGCCCAGACGCCTCTCCCACGGCACCACAGCCATTCGTGCCGCATCTGTGTAAGAACCGCCATTATCTTCCACAAACTTAAGTATGCCATTCGCCATAATGCCAAACGCCGCTTGCTGTGACTTGTTTAGCGAATCTTTCTTAGCGTCATAGTCGAGAATAGATTCGTTAATTTCCTGAATCGGTTTAAGTCTTGCAGCTATTACCGCAGGAGAAAACGGTTTGCCATCAACATCCCTTATCTTTAAAAATTCTTGCTGAAGACTATTCAAGTCAAAGATGCCCGTTTCGGGGTCATTAAACTTTGGACGCTCTGGCCCTAGAGATTCCACAAACGTCGAATCAGGCGTTATCGATTGTGTGCCAATCTCAGTGGTGCCAAACAAGGACTGAGGCGAACGCGGCTGAACGGGTGCGCCAAATCCTACGCTACCAAACGCCCGAGATCCCACTGCTTGTTGATCGGGCGGCACAATGTTGATGGTGGCCGCGTCAAATGGCGTCCCCGGCACTGCCGTTCTAACCATCGGTCGCTCTGTTTGCCCCAGCACATTTCTAGTCGCTTCTTCCGCACGGGCGTCTGTGGCGGCTTGATTGAACGCCATCTCTTGCAACTTCCGTTTGGGGTCGTTGTAATCCGTCAAGCTTTTGGCAATGCCTTGCCCAATGCTCGAAATGGCATTCCCGTAGATCTGCCCCTTGGCTTCAGCGGCCCGTGCCTGTGCCGACGCCACATCAATCAGCGCCTTCGCTTTGGCGTCTTCGCCACGGGCCATCAGGTCGGCAATGGTGCCGATGTAGGGGTTGCGGTAAGGGGTGTATTCAAAGGCCATTAGATCAACCCATACATGCGCTGGTAGGTGTCACCGGCATTGGCTCGGCCCTGGTTGTATTGCTCGACCCAGTTCCGATACTGCTGGTCATACGCCTGCTGCTGCGCCCGCAACTGGTATTGCTGCTGGTTTTGATACGCCGCAAGGTTTGTGTTGTAGGCACCCGACCGACGCGCTTCCGCTTCTTGGTTGGCCATGTTCCGCCCCGCCGTGTTGGTCGTGTACTGACGATACGCGTTCTCGGTGTTGGTGTTGTAGGCATTGGCCGCATTGCCGACATTGCGGTCAAACGCCCCCGCACGGTTGGCTTCGTTCTGGTTATACGCGCCCATCGCGTTGGCGTAGTTGGTCTGGTAGGTGTTGAACCGGTTCTGCTCGTTCGTGGTGTAGTCGTTGAGCTTCCGGCCATACGCCGCGCCGTACTCCTGTGACCCCGCCTGTTGGCCGTAGTCCAAGATGTCTCGGAGGTTGCCACCCGTGTTGGTGACCCCTTTAGCCGCACCACTGCGCTCCAACGCCTGCTGCCCCTGTTGCATCCGAAACTGATAGCCGGGGTCGGCGTTCATCTCGTCCACGCTCAGACCGGTAAACGGTTGGGCGGCGGCATACTCAGGTCGCGCAAACGGGGTCGCCACTTCGTAGGCCGGAGGCGTAAACGGAGCCGGGGCGTTGTAGGTTTCCGGGTTGTAGTTGGCCAGTGGGTTGTAGGGCGTAATGCCGCTTTGGTTCTCGTATTGACCGGTTCTTTCGTTGAATCCGCCCGACCCACCCGCGTACATCATGCCATCATTACCACCGCCACCCATGCCCATGGCGCGTGGGCCAGCCGTAGCCGCTGGGTTCATCAGGGGACTGCCACCACCAGACGCCGTAAAGCCACGCGCTGTAGCAGCAGCACTGGCCGCAGGTGTTGTCGCCTTCGGGGTAGTGGAGGTTGTCGTGGTCGTGGTATTGCCGCTTCCCGCTGGCCCCCACCACCAGCCGTTGCCGGTGTTGGCTCCCTTGTCGAACATCTGGCCGACATCAACAATGCCCACGGGTTCGCCCGTCGCGCCGTCCGACAACGTGCCGCCAAAGTCGATGCTGTCATGCCCGGACAGCTTGGCTTTCGGGAACCGGTTCTTAAACTCCGGGTCTTCCATCAACTGTTTCAACCCTGAGGGCGTCGGCGGGTAGCGGTTGGCAATCTGGGCAAACCCATACTTCACCGAGTTCATGGTAGGGCTAGCCGAGGTCGCCGCCGAGTAGTTTTGTTGATTGAACCCCAGCAGGTTGCCCATATTGGCGGCACCTGGTGCGCGGCGAATGCCCCCGCTGAAGTTTTCCCACCCAGGTTTCAGCTGGCCGTTAGCATCAAAGATTTGGTCGCTGCTAACGCCCTGACGCGCCCACCAATCGGTGTTCTGGTAGTCGGCGCGTCCCGCCTGACCGGGATTCGCGGCATTGGCTCCCGTGGCATACCGAGACTGTGCGGCCTTGGCTTCACCAGAGGTGGCAATGCCCTGCACGATGCGGCTAATTCCCGACGCGCCTTTGCCCCAACCGTTCTGACCAGACAGCCACGCGGTGATCTCGGCATCACTGGCGTCTCGCAACAGATGCGTCTTATAGGCACTGGCAATCTGAGCGCGTAACGACGGGTCTTGCGTTTCGTCTGCGGGTGCGGAGGGGCCGGGAACAGAAGGCGGGGCGTTTCCGCCCGTGCCGGGTTGTCCACCCGTAGGCTCTTCTGCGCCACCACCGCCGCCACCCTGTGCTTCACTGCCCCCACCGCCGCCGCCCTGTGAACGTGCGGCGTACGCCTGCGCTTCACCAGACGAGCGAATGGCGTCCACCCATGCAGCAGGGTTGTCGCCGTAGCCATAGGCACCCGACTCCCAGTTGGCGACCTCGTCGTCACTGGCGTCCCGGCCTAAATACGTGCGATACGCTTCACGAATACCCATGATGTGTCCTTTGTGCCGTCGTTAGCTATTCGGCGTGGTGTCTTCGACGTAGTCAGGCAACGTCGGGCGCGTCAACTGCAAGGCATCCGGCTCGACATACACGCTCAGTTCGTTCTGCGGCATCCCTAGCAGGTTTCGCATGTAGTTCATCTGGTTCTGCCGACCACCGTAGATTTTGTCCTGCGTTCGACCTTGCGACAACTCACTGGCGCGGGTGTTGAACGAGGTATCGCCGTAGCGGGTAAAGTCGTTCATCATTCCGGCTGAACTGAGGCCGTAGTTCTGCTTGTCCGTAAACCGTTTAGACAACCGATCTAGTTCTGACTGCCGTTTAATGTAGGCCAACTGGTCAGCACTCGACTGGGCCTGAATACGGGCCGCTTCTGTCGCGGCTTTGGTCTGCATCTCCGCTGATTTAGCATTGGAGTCTGCGCCTTTTTTGGCTCCGTATAGATCTGTTGCCGCTTTGATACCAGTAGCAGCAATTTGCGATTGTCCACTAGTCATAGGGTTTTTCTTTTTAAACAAACCAAACGGCAAGCTGCCGCTGTTTCCAGTTGCGGATGTTGACCCTTGCCCCTGACCGGGCGCATTGGCCTTAACCGTCCCTGCATACGGCACATAATCAGGACGGAAATTGTTCTCAAGAAGATTCTCTTCCATTGACGGAAACCTCAATAATTACGTTGCTCATGGCTTCCACGCATAGTGCTTGCCGACCAACCACTGTGCACCCAGCTTCTCTAGCAACGGCTCGACCCGAGAGTTCTGCGCCCATGCCACGACACCTGGAAGAGACGCGGTCACACGACGAATAAACGCCAGTAACTGCAACCCCGACCGGCGCGTCTGTGGCCGCACATCCAGCCCTTCAATGTGCCACAGCGGATACACCGCACAACACGCCAAAATCTGGCCCTGCTCTTCCACGACTAATACCCGCCCCTCGGGCGGCAGCACTGGCACCACAGTTTCCAGTTGCGTCCCCACCAAACGGTCGTATTCAGCCACCGGCAAGATCCGCGCTACGCGACCTGTTCGCACAGAACGTCCAACTGATACTGCATCGTGACCGCCCCGACACTCACATACGTCGTCGCATAGGTGATGGCCGTCGCTTCGTCCACCCGCACCAGATACGTCAGACTGCCCGTGGTCGCGGTGCTGTTGCCCGTGATCGCCGCGCTGCTCGTTGTGCACGGCACCGTCGATGTCCACCCGAAGGTCACCGTCAGCGACGAACTGGTCGTCGCCGCCCGAGTGATCCGTGCCGCCATCGACAAGCGATAGACCCCGGGCTGCACTTGCAAGATGGCGAAGCTCGTCGTGCCAATGGACGCCGCTTGCGTCGAGGCCGTTACCGTCGCCGCGAGTAACGGACTGATATTGACCCGGTCGGCTAACGACAGCAGCCAATACCGCATCGCTTGCGTGACACGTCCCGAAATCCGAGACGCCGTCACCGGCTGCTCCACCACAAACTCCGGCTGGGGGGCAAGGTTGTTCATGCGTCATGCGTTCCCTTGGAAGTTGCGACCTTCGACAATGGCCCCAACAATGCGCCACGCAATGGGGTCGGTCACCGTGATCTCCGGCACCCACATCCGTTGCGACGACGCCAGCCGCGTCCAATACGTCTGCGCCTGAAACTGCCCCTGCGCTCCGGCACTGGTCGTCAACGTGTTTGACCAGTTTTTCAAGTCCGTGCTGGTGCGGAGCATGATCTGGGGATTGACGCCCTGTCCCGATCCCGTGCCAAGACCTGGTTCCAACAGGAGTTCAAACCGGCTAATAAACATCCGGCGTCCCTGTGAAATCCACAAGGCCGGAGGGATACGAAGCCGACGAATGAGTTCCCCGTCACCCTCGGTGGTGAAATCGGTATCCATCGCGCAGATCATGCCACTTTCGCGGTTGCCCACCAGATGCTTCCCAAAGGCGTAGGCGTGGCTTCTCGGCCCCCAAGAGCCATACGAGCCAGTACTGGTGTTCCAGACGCCTCGTTCGTGCCACAGGCCCGTGGAGAGGTCGTAAACCCATGTCGCGTTGGCGGTTGGGAACGTCAGGCAATAGAACGTATGGCCCTGATCCGAATACACCACGGCTTCGGCGTCACTGATGGTGCCGTATTTGGCAATCGCGGTTTCCACGGCGTAGGTGCTGATGCGTTGCGGCACCAGTCCGTTGGCTGCGACCACAATTCCCGCGCCATCTGCCGTCTGCGACAGCCACACCATGCGGTCTGCTGCCAGCTTGACGGAATACGGAGCCGCTGTGCCGTAGCCAAACACGCTGCCGGGAACCGGCTGAAACGGAAACGGCGACGTTCCCGCGTCATACCAGACCTCACCGGTCTGTTCGCCAATCAACCAAATCTGCCGGTTGCCATCAACCACCATGGCTTTCCATGGGTCAGGGGCAATGGATCGCTGCGCGTAGTCCAACGCCGACCAACTGCTGCCATCGTTCAAGGCGCTAATGTAATACGTCGAGGTCGCCGAGTCGAAGGCAAGGAAATAGCCGTCGATCATGCCCACCATTGTGCATTTGCCAGCCAGGAACGAGATGGTGCTGAGCGTGTTGGTGGCAATCGTCAGGAGATAGCCATTGCCGCCACTAGCAATGAGCAACTGCCCACCGGCATCACCATTGCTAGCAATACTGGCCGGGTTAGGGTCGTCCGCAACCGTGCCATTCGTCACAATCGATGCGCTATTGGTGACCGCCACTTGGTAGACATGCTCACCCATGACGGCATAGCACCGACCCGCCATGGCAAACATGGCCCGGCAGTTAATATCCGCCACCGTAACAAACGCTTCTTGACCGGGGCAGGGATATAGAGCCGCTGACTGCGGAGACGCGGACGACTGAATGGGTTCTGGATACCAGTTAACCGTGCGCTCCAGATCCGCCCACGGGCTTTGGCTCTCGTTCGACCCGTAGACGAAACCTGGGTACGCGGCCATTTTAGCTATCCGAATAGATATTGTAGTGCGGCCCCGCGCCACCAAACAGCAGACCGGCCACGCCAGACGACAAGTCCGAGAGGCGCTGGTTGGCCCGCTTGATGTCAGCCTTGCTCTCCATCGCGGCTTGCTGCTGCTCTGCTGTCAGAGGCGCGTCAAACGCACTGGAGAGTTCTTTGGCCAGACCGGTTCGCAGAAACCGCCGATACCCCGGCGGCAGCGAAATGGTGGTGCTGAGCGAGGCAAACTCCGCGACCGGCACGGGCGTATAAATCACGCCCTGCAACGTGGTGCTGGTCGGGATAGGCCACAGATACACCAACCCCAATCCTGCCGTCCAGGTGGGGTTGTAATACGCTGCCTGTGGATACACCGACGTCAACGCCTTTTGCGCGATACCCGCATAGGCGTCTTCCGTCAGCAATGGCCCCAAATTATATTCAATCGTGGGAGACACCGAGGTGTCCTGAAAGCCAATGTTTGTCACGTCCATTGGGCCAGTCGGACGCGCACAGTTAATAACGCCGCCCACGCCGATGGTGTAGCTGGCGGCAGTGGAGATCGTCCATGTCGTCCGCGCCTGTGCATAGACGGTCAAGCCTTCGTTGGCGAGACCGTTAATCCAGTCGTTCAGCCGATCAAACGCAAACGCCGCATCATTCGCGGTTGCCGTTTCTCCCACCTGTAAGACGCGCAGGTCTTGGAGCGCGGCAGTAATCAGTTGGGACACCGTCACGGTTACACCTGATAGAGGGCGGTTAGACCAGCTGCGGTTGTGGAGGTGCTATTAATTCGGATGCATTTGACCGGAATAATCGCACCAGCGACTGCATGCATCAACGCCGTACCTCCGTTTTCAAACACGACGACAACATTGCCTGCGGTATCAACAGCAATAGCATCCGCTGGAATAGCTTTGGTCGCTGCATTGGCGGCATACGTGCTGCCATCAAAATTAACGGTGTCGCTTTTTGTTACCGACATTACCCGGTTATACGTGCCACTCGCTTGCGCCATTTAGGATGTCCTGACCTTCAAGGGGCGACCACGCTTCCGGCGCACGGGCGTCTCGGGAACCGCTGGCACCTGTTCGTGTGTGGCATCATCGGCCACCTTGGCTTCGGCTTTTGCCAACTCACCCAACCGCTGATCCGCAAAGTGACGCTGGGCGGTCACTTCAGCAATCGAACGCATGTCCTTCTCGTATTTTTCAATGGCTTCAACGGGGCCAACTGACCAGCCCTGCGCCAACGCCCGATCACGCTCTTCGGCGTTGCCGACGGTCAACTGACACGACCGCGCAAACGCCTCACCGACAGGATCGCCCACCGCCGCCAACGGGTCGCCACACATCACCTTGCCGTTATCACGGGCAAACGCTTTATACAGCATGTCCGGGAACGGTTCGTGTCCATTGGCGTTCTTGCCGCCATGACGCTTCTGCGTGTTCCACTGGGCCATTTCGCGGGAGTATTCGCTGTCGGGATTGTGAATGATCGCCATAGATCCTCAGGAAAACGAGGGAGACGGCGGTATGCCGCCCCCCTCAACGTGCATTACGCCCAGGTGGGCGAACCACCAATAGCGGTCGCGGTCGTCGGGCCAACGCTGACCCAGAAACCGTTACACGCCACCAACAGAGACGACATGGCCAGCGTAGCCGAGAACGTGCCGACATCGAAGTTGGCCCCACCATTGCCCAGACCAGCGGTATAGGTCACGGTGTGTGCGGCCTTGCCGTTGGCCACAATGTGCAGGTAGCAACCGTCCTGATCCTTCGTCGGGTTGGCAATCGTCATCGCCAACGCCGACGTGCCGTTGATGATGGCAATCGTCCACTGCGACAGACCAAACGCAATCGCGCCAGCGGCACTATACGACGTGGTCGTCACCGACATCTGACCCGGATAGAGAACGCCTTCGTTCACCTGACTTGGAGCCGAGGCCAGATCCGACGCCAGCGCAGTTACGACGTTGGCACCGCTCTGGTGTGCTGCCGTAACCGAACCTTCCTGTCCACGAAGCACACCAACGCTCACGCCGCCGGTATACGCCTGGTTGATCTCCATGTATTCGCCATCAATACGAATGAGGCGACCAGCGGTCAGTGAGGTAGCCGACGCCACCGTAATGACGTTATCCGCAACCGCCACCGCAGCGGCGAGAGTCGTAGTAACCAATGCCATAACTTAACCCCACACCCGCGCTGCAAGGCGCGCCTGAATCGTTGCCGCACCAATCAGAATGTCCAGACGGCTCGGGTTCTGATCCGTGCCAATCTGATACTGCTCAACCATGCGAATGCTAAAGCCCAGTGCCTTGCTCCGCACGGTGGTGGACTCCGCACCCGCGCCGGGCTTCATCAGGTCGGCCATCACGAACGCAAAGGCGTCAGGGTGATAGACAAATGACTGCGGCGAGGTGGTGGTGGCCAACGTGCCGCTGGAGGCCGAGGTTGCACCGAGGACGGTCACAACGGCGTTGTTGGCAGGCGAGGCATCCACGGTCTGCAACTGACCCGAGGTCACAATCGACGGGCTAATCGGCAGGGTCGCCATCGCGCCCGACGAATCCGACGTATCGGCGGTCACGACAAACTGCTGCAGACGACCGGTGGACGAGTACGACAGAGGGTTGACCGAGTTCACGCCAGCAATGGTGAAAATGTCACCCTTCTTGAGCGTGGACGCGCCCGAGGCCCAACCGTCGATGTTGATGGTCGAGCCGGTCTGACCCGCGCCATCTACCAGCGGCGTAGACGCGGTAAAGGTGCCGGTCGTGTGCGTCGGACGCACCGGATCCTGCAACCACTTATCAACGCCCAGCTGCCGACGACCGAACATGCCCTCTTCGTAGTTCTCCGAGATAATCGCGCCCGGGTTGAACAGCGAACTGGTCGTGTTAGCCAGCGTGGACATGGCCAGCGGATCCAGCACGGCCACGCGACCCTTGAGCGGGGTCGAGAGGTCGGTCAGCTTGACGCCAGCCTGAAGGTAAGTAATGGTGGCGCTCGGCGTGGTGCCGGGGACGCCCACTGAGCTGTAGATGTCGCGGTAGACCGCATTGAACGCCAGTACTTCCGCCGCGTTGGCGAGAGCTTCCGAACCCGGATCCACGTAACGAGCGCGGATGTTGTCCAGTTCCGTGGTGGCCTGCGCCGACGAATAGCCAAACGCCACGTTCTTCTGGTTGGTCAGGCTGATCGGCACGGTCTGGTCATACAGGTTCTGCAATTGCAGCGCCTGACCATCCGTGACGGTGAAACGCTGGGGCAGTCGCGCATTGACGGTATTACCGACCTTCGCGCCAGCAATCTCGTACTGCGAGTCGTACGTGCGGTTGACGTTGGCGAGAAACACCAACTTGTTGATAAATCCACGGGCGACTTCCTTGGTCGTCCACGACGGAGTTGCGAGGGTATTAGCCACAGACTATCCTTTCGACGATGGGTTACATTCGACCCGCAGCGCGATCAGCGGCGTTCATGCGACGGAAGTGTTCATCCATCGACAAATCATCCGAAATCGCAAACGGGTCGGCTACTGGTGGCGAAGTACCAAGCGGCTTGATTGGCGCTTTCGCAGAACTAACGACTCGGGCTGGGCCGCGTACAGAGGCAGCTTCAAGTCGTGCTTCTAATTTGCCCATTTCCCGGTAGGTTTCAGCCGGGTGCAGCGTGGACAAACGCTGAGATTCTTCGGGGTTGGCCGAGAGCCACTTAAGCATCTCAATGCCAACCGGACTATCCATTGCCAGGTGCTGCATCGGCAGCGACATGGGGGTATCGGGATTCAAGGAGGCCATCAGTTCCGGGTCTTGCGCGGAAGCGTCCTGCAACCGAGACATCCACTGCTGCTGTTGCTGCTGCTGGGATTCCTCAATCTGGCGCTGCTGATAAGCCTGATGGCGCACGACATCGCGTTCTTGATGTCTGGCATCGGCCACAAACGCCGCCAACGCCATCGAGTAATCCTCGTAGGCGTCAAACTGCTCAACCCGTGGCACCCCGGGCATGTTCTTGAAGCGCGACCAGTCAGGAGCCGTCTCGGATTCCACCGGCAACGGCTGCACCAACTGCTGCACACGGGCTTCAGCGGCTTCGGCGCGACGTTCCGCTTCACGCTGTTTGGCAATTGCGGACTTGACCGCTTCGGTCGGGTCGCTTCGGCGATTGCTTTTGACGGGAGCGGCTTTGACGGGTTCGTCAACCGGCAGGTCAGGCGCGGTGGATTCCACCACCACATCCGAGTCCATCGTCGCCTGAATTTGCTCAGGCGTTTCGTGACTCGAATCAATCGTCATGTCACTGACGGGGACAACGGACGTTGCGTCGGGTGCCGAGTCGTTAAGCTCTGTGGACATGCGTCAACATCAATATCATGAATAATACAGGCAAATCAATTAATAAGCCACGCCGTTATTATTTGCCGTTGGCATTACGGGCGCTAATAGCCCGGGCCTTTTGCTGGGCGTCGGCTTTACTGGACGCGCCCCATGCCTTGAGTGACAGCGCCAATCGTGTGGGATCGCCGTCCGGTTCCGTCATCGGCCCCATCATATTGCCCATACGGGCCAGAAAACTGGCGCGGCGGGGATTATCCCCGGATTTAACCGGTGGCCGGAGGGTGCCACCGGTTTCGGCCTTATACGACGCCCGACCGGCGGCGTTCAGTCCACCTTCTGGGTTCTTGCCTTCTTTGCGCGTCCATGCGGCACTCATTTGTCCTCCCGCTCCTCTGACTCTTCCATCCCCATCGGGGAGGCGTTCATCATGCGGTCATGTTCGGCGTCAAGGCTGTCGCGCTCGGCCATCTGCTGTTCATGGAACTGCTTGGCGGCTTGCTGCACTGACGTGACTTCGTGGGCCGTATCGGCGGTGTCTTTTTTGACCGCCGCGGCTAGTGCGGCATTGGCTTCATCGGCACGAATCTTCATGGCCGTAATGGTCATCTGCGTCTCGTTCCGCATCCGCTCAATTTCGATCTTGGCCTGTTGGTCGCTCTGGGCCTGGATCGTCTGTGCTTGCAGCTTCTCGCGCTCCTGCTGGAGCATCATGTCCTGCTTTTGGAGTTCCAACTGCGCCTGTTGCTGGAGTTTCTGGCCGTCCGACTCCAGCAACTTGGTCTTTTCGTCCAGCGCCTTGCCCAATTGCTCGACCATCTGGCTGGCCTGCTGCAATTGCTGCTGCAACTGTTGCGGGTCTGGGCCTTCGGCTTGTGCCTGCAACGGCGGCGGCAGCATTTTCTTGACCCGCTCAGCGGCTTCTAGGTGACCGGGGAAATCACGGAACTTCAGGTAAATATCACCCAAGATCGGGAACAAAGCGGGATTGGCTTGGAACAGATTGCCCATTTCATCCGCGCCTTCTTCGTTCCGGCTCTTGTAGCTCTTGCCAATGCTGACCGACACGCCGTAACGGCCCTTTTTCAGGTCGTAATTAAGCACCTTGCCCTGCGGACGCGCCCCACCCATGGGCGACGGCATTCCCGGCGGCATCGAAGGCGCACCTTGCGGCATCGGCATCCCGGGCTGGCCCATCATCCCCATCGGCATGGGTGGCGCAGGAGGAGCCTGTGGTGCGCCCTGTGGCACCGCCACGGGACGCTGGTTCTGGGGGTTGACCCGGAACGGCTGATTCAGCATCACGGTCTTGGAACGGTCTTCGCGGTCGAGAATCCGCGCCACGCGACCGGGACGGTCATAAATATGCGGAATCAAGTCCAGCACGACCTTGGCTTCGTAGGTCATGCTGATTTCCGCCAAATTGTCGAGGAAATGGCTAGACCCGGCCATGTGCTGGTTCTGCAAGGCCAGCACAGCGCGACCGCTTTTGGCGTTGGTCGCTTGCTGCCCCAGCGCACTCTCGTAGGCACCCGTGCCTTCGTGAATAAACTCCCGCGCCTGTTGCAGCAGCAGCATGGACGGGCCAAGACGAGACGTATCCACCTGGGTGCGCTGCGGCGGCGGGGCCGGAGTGCCATTCAGACTGACATTGCGGTAGCGCAAGTAGGGAAAGTTGCGAACGTTGGCCAACTGCCACTCTTCTTCGTGGCCCTCTTCCTGCCCTTCCACCATGGTGTAAGGTGCCTTGGTTTCCAACGACGCCATTTCCACGGCGCTGCTGGCGCTGTAGTTTAGCAGCCGGACGGCATCCTTGTTGGGTTCAATCATGCCGACCCAACGGCGTTCCTGCTCAAACGGAATCAGCTCCCGACCGACCACCGGAATAATGGGGATATACCGGCCATCCATGGCCTGTTTGGGTTCCAGTTCCTCAATGGCGTTGATGGTAGACCAGTAGAGAACTGGCGTCTTTTCCTTGCGTGTTCGCGCCTCGGCTCCCGTTCGTGCCGTGCGTCCCGCTGGAATCTTGGTTTCGTCCGCGTCGGTGCCGTCATCCAGCAGCACCCGAGTGGTCGTCTCGTATTCCAGCCGGTAATATTCGGCCACCCGGACAGCACGGCCTTCGCCTTCGTCGCCGCTCACCCACGACTGGGTGTTCATGCCGACCGCCGACAGTTCATCTTCCGAAAACGTGGCCATCTGACTGTTGGGGTACTGGCGCTTATACGCCGCCCACGGCATGTCGTTGACCAAAAACGCCCACTGCCCGTCCGAAAAGTCCGGTTCTTGGGCAAACGGATCGAGCACCACACTGCCCTGCTGCAAAATGCGCTTAATCATGATGCGCTGGTCAAACGGGTCACCCGAATCCGGGTCAGGCTCCGTCATCACGCGGTAATACCCGCGTCCCGCCTTAACAGCCCGTTCAAACGCCCATGACCGCGCCAGTCCCGCACGGCTTTCCACTTCAATGCGCCGATACAGTCCTTGGATAATCTCAGCCGTGTCGTCGCTGGCTTCATCGGACAACGCATGGATGGTGACGCCCAGGTGCGCCCCTTTCTCGGCGTTCAATACCAACTGGATGGGGTGATCCAAGCTGGGAATGGACAACATGGGCCGCTGCGGGATGGCCACGCCGCCAATCAACTGCGGCTTGCGCTGGTCTTTGACCTCGGTGGGCCAGCACAGATCTGGCACCTGAAAGCGCAGGGCATCCACTTCACGGTTGCGCTGCTCGACATCGGCGTCGGTGCCGACTTTAAACCGGTCAAGAGCTTGCTGCAATTCAGGTGTTGCCATTTAATGTGCCATCCAACTTGAGGCTTGCGACGTGCGCCGTGGTGACCGATTAACCGTCTGTGGGGCCACACGCATCTGTGAACGCCCACTAATAATCAAATACCGGGTGGCATCCATTAAATGGTCGCCACTTTTGACAATCTTACCCTGCTCGTCTCGATGATACTTACGAAACTCGTTGCGCCAGTTGCGAAGATGCTCCTGCACCTTGAGCCGCCCCGACACCAGCAGGTTCCATGTCTCGGTAATCCCGGCTTCCACGGCATTGACGGCAGGGTCGAGCTTGAGGCCCAGCCGCCCGTAAATCTGGATCAGCGTCCGACCATCAATCTGGCTACTGCCGGAGGAGGCGGGGTCAATCACGCCAGACATCCACGCGCCCCGGGCTTTCACCGCTTCGGCGTGGCTGGCGGGTTCGCCTTGCCCCTGATAATGCTCGTCATACAGCACAATTTGGCCCGAGCCGGGATTTTGTGCGCCCCAGATAACAGCAGTGCGGTTCCAGCCCACATCCATGGCGTAGACCTTGCGCCACGTGTCGGGGATTTCGGCGGTCGGGACAATAATGTCCTTCTCGGAGATGGGATAAATGGCTCCCGACCCCAGACTGGGTTCGCCTTCGGTTCGGGCCGCAATCTGGTAGGGCGGCGTGGTGGCCATCAGGGCGCGGCGTTCATCGACATCCAGATGCGGGACATCTTTCCATCCGGCTTGGATATACGTCTTGAACTCAGCAGCCAGATCCGTTTCCGGCTCCAAAAAGCCCTTGACCACGGCGCTCATGCCCTGCAACGGCGTGAACGTCACCATGACTATACCCTTGGTGGTCACGGTGCGGTAGAGCATTTCGGTATAGCAGTCGGACGGCGGTTCCTCGTCGCACCAGATGACATGCTTGCTGGTGCCTTCAAACGACGGTCGCCCCTGCTCGTAGGTTTTGAGGCCCAGTAGGCTTTGGCCCCCAGACACATGTTTGATCACCGCGCCTTCCAGCGCCCCCGGCAACCCTCGGCTGCTAATCGTGGAGACAATTAGGTGGGCGGGAATCATGCCCGTGCCTGGCAGTTGCACCGATCCCAGCAACTTAGCTTGGACAATATCGCGGGTGGTCTGGCTGTTCGTGCCAACGGCCCAACACTCGACCGGGGTGTCAAACCGACGACCGGCCCACCACTTGGGGTAGAGGCCGGTCAGGTGGCAGGTCAGTTCGTAGGCTCCCGCTTCCGATTTGCCCACGCGGTTCGCGGCCATAAACAGCCGCTCTTTAAAGACTTTGCCTTGTGAGAAGAACTCCAGATGGCGGGGGTAGAGCGCCCGGGCCAAGGGGCCGCTGTCGGCAAAGAAGTTGGTAAACCGGGACGACGACCGGCGTTCCGCTTCATCCATCAGGCGCTGAAACAGCACCTGTTCGTCTAGCGTCAGTGGCATTTAATCGTGAAGCTTCTTGAGCAACGCCGCCATGCTGGCTTTCAATTCCGCATCACTGAGACTCGCGGTCGGGGTCGAAGTCACATCCAAATCCAGACTCTGACGCGCCTGTCCAAACAGGCGATCCATGATGTCCTTGAGGATCGGCGCACTGGGCGCAATGGCACTGAGTCGATACGCCTGTTCTCCCGCCTCCAGCTTTGCGTTCATCACATCGGCATCGACCACCGTCTGCCACTTGCCCTGCGCGTCCCGCGCCTGCATGTGGGTGACGCCCTCGGCGGCGGTCAACTGCGCTTCCACGAGCCGGTCAAACCGCTTGGACACGGCTTGTTTCCACGCCGCCAGCAGTTCCGTCTTTTCACGGACGCGCATGGTCTGACGAATCTTGGGGCCATTCACAATGTCACCCTTGGGTCTGTGCCGATACCCGGGGCCAAGTTTTGGTGTTCTCATAACGACGCCCATCTTACCCTATTTCATGGTATGGTGTGTCTGCTCGGCTGGGAGGGTCAACCGCTGGCGGCAGAGCAACGTTGTTCAGGTGGCTACCAGTATCAGACAGCTACCACGGTGGGAACCCCCTTCAGTGGGGAACCGATTAGAGCCGCTGATGGAGAGGACGCTCCCTCTTAACGTCTGATCGCGTGGTGCCTGGATCGTCAGGAGCCACCCCACTCTCCG